AGCTACTATGGAAAAGAAAAAAGGAGCTATAGGTTCTATAGCAAGCGCTGCTTCAACTGCTGCAGCCAGTGGTTCTAAAGTTCCATTTATTGGACCAGGTTTAGCATTAGCTGCTTTAGCAAGTGTAGGTTTGGCTGGTTACAAACTACTAAGAAAAACTCCACCCGCATTAGATACTGGTGGTATAGTTACAAAGAGTGGTATAGCTGAAGTTCACAAAGGTGAAGCAGTTTCAGGCACTAAAAATCAAATGGGATTTGGTGCTGATATGAGTAAAACAGAGGGTTACTTATCTACTATGGTAAACCAATTAAATACAATGAATCAAAAAATCAACGACTTGTCGATGCAAAGCTAGGAGATTGAAGTGGCATTAAAAGATTTATTATCTAATTTAGAAAACTTTAAGTATGGTATGTCTTCTCCTGATAGAGTTGACAATCAGATAGAAAAGGGTGTAGACTTTTTTCCAAATGATGATGCTCAAGGTTTTACACCAAAGACAGATTTAGAGTCTTTATATAATAGTGTAAAGCCACCATATGCAAAAGAATGGCCTGCTGCAGCTCCTGAAAATTTTAAAACAAGAAGTGGTTATGGTACATTTGGGGAGTATGATATTGATGAAGTAACTGGTAGAGCTATACCACAGTTTATATTTAACAGTGATACTATATTAGGTATAAAAGAACAACCACAATTTACATCTGATTTTATGACTACTCCTTTAGCAGATTACACCAGTAGATTTTTTCCTCCAGAAAACGATTCATTAACTTTTAGTGTACAACAACATACATCAACAGGTCCTGAACAATTTACAATACAACCATTTGATAACACACCACAACTTGAAGGTGCGCATGGTGGTAATTTATTACCAAATGCAGATAATCAGTTTGATTTTACAGCATTTAGAACTAGAGCAAGATCTACAGAACCAGCTCCTTTTCATTCTTCTATAGCAGCTCCATTTAGTAATGATGGCCCACCATCACCATTTTTAAGAGGTAAATATGATGTGGTGTTTGGTAAAAATGCTGCAGGAAAAAATGTTAGAGATAGATACAAAGATGGTTCAGTACATATACTTGGTACGGATTTAAAGTCACCAATCGGTGGTGATGTAACTGAGTTTGCCACATTAACTCCATTAGCTGCGAGACAATCTGTTTTCTCTTCTGATGAAACACCATTTCAAGTAGGAATATATCAGACACCAACAGGTTTACCATCACAGGTAACTCTCAATTTACCAAGAGAAGCACACAGAAAAACTGATACTGAGGTAAACGATGTATTCGTAGATTCTTTTCATAATCCAGCTGTTATAAGAAGTAAATACGAAGATTCAGATTACATTAGTGATTTATTCAAATTTGGTTCAGCTACTAGTGGAAACACTTTTAAGAATGTACCATCAGGTATAAATGAAAATAACTTACAAGGTACTAAAGATTACAGAGCAGTTGCCGATCCCTTTAATTATACAGGCTTTGCTCAACCTTTTATACTAAGAGAAATTCCTGAAGATGATGGTAATCGTGCACCTGGAAATGGTAGATGGGGATTAGACGCTTCAAACTCAGAAACAGGATTTCTTGGACAACTAGCAGCTGGTATTGATGGATTTTTAGGTGGCTTTGTAAGAGGAGCTCCTACATTTACTGGTTTGGTAGAAAGAAATTTTGCTGATAAATTTAGAATAGCAAAGTTCTTACTAACTCCGCAGGGTATAGGATTCATAGGAAAACAAGCCGTTTTACAAGCTTTGAATCCTACCATAGAAACTAAGTTATATAACCCACTTTCTGTTCTTAACTTACCACTTGGTTCTATAACAGATCCTTCTGATTTAAGTGGTGCTGGTAGTCTAACAGACATATCTACATTATTAGCTGGTTTTGCTCTACCAATAACGCATGTCGATAGACACGTGGGTGGTATAAAATATGGAGATGTTAATCCACTTAATAAATTAGAAGAAGATAGTGGACTTGGTGAAAAGATTAAATCTATACCACTTGTAGGCAATAAACTTTTTGACAAAATAAATCAGAGGATAGATGAAGTAGGTGGTTTTAGTAGATTGCGCGCACAAGCTCCTATGACAGAAACAATAAATATAGGATTAGGTGATGTTACAGTAGATTTAGAATTAAAAGACAGATTGTTTTTAATGAATCCAAACAAATATTTAATTCCAGCTTCATCAGCACCTATTTCTATAGAGAATGGTATTCCAACTTTCTTTAGTGGAAGAGATTTAGCTCAAAAAGATGCAGATAAAGTAACAGACAAGTATAAATTAGGACAAACTCAGGGTGGTGTTACTTTTAATAAAGAAATGTCTACAAAAACAAGCGGTGACCCAGTTACACATTACTACACTTCTACTTACGCTGAACTAACGAAGGCAGAAAGATATGTTCCGGATGGATTTGATAGTGCCAAAATGGCTAAACAGTCTCCAATAAGAGAGGTAACAACAACACAATTCAATACAAGTAATAAAATGAAAGTTACGAGAGATGTGGGAGTTGGTGCTATAGGTAACTTAGCTGAGTTATCAGATGAGGGAATAGAAAAAGCTAAAAATTTAGCTGGTCAAATCGGTGCAAAAGCAGTTATGATAGATAAAACCCAAGCTACAGGTAATGGAGCTTTAACTGGAAATACTACTGATAAAGTAAACTTATTGCCTTATGGAACGAAAGACTTTGTAATAAATGGACAACCTGTAAGAGATTACATAAAATTTAGATTTCACGATTTAGTTAACAATAAGTTCTTAGTTTTCAGAGCTATATTAGAAGGTATATCGGATAGTATAACTGCTGATTATGGAGAAGAAAGATATATCGGAAGGCCAGACAAAGTTTATGTTTACCAAGGTGCAGATAGAAATGTCAGTTTTACATTCAAAATATATCCCAAAACAGTTCAAGAACTTCCTGTTGTTATGGAGAAGTTAAACTATTTAGTTGGATTATGTTACCCATCATATACACCCGAAGAAAGAATGATAACACCTTTAATATCTTTAACAATGGGAGATATGTTTGACAGAGCTACAGGCTTACTACAATCTATAACTGTAAATGTAGAAGACGCATCTACTTGGGAAATAGAAGAGGGTTTACAATTTCCACACTTTATAACTGTTGCTTGTGAATTTAAATACATTGGTAATAGTGCATTAGCTTCTAAAGGAAAACATTATGGACTCAATTGGTTGCCTGATGGTAACGGAGATGCCAATAGATTTACAAACACAAAGAGTTTAGGATTTAACAACTTTCCAAACAGAGAGCAAAAACGCAAAGTTGGAGATAATGAAGTTACTACAGATTTTAGAAAATTCTTTGAGGCTTTAGGACAAGTAGAAGGAGCTTAATTAGATGAGATACGAAAACGCTAAGATATTAAAAGATAAGAATGATGTTAGATACTATAGACCAACTATAGTTCCTAACATACCTATAAAAGATTCTGATATATTTATCTATCCATTTGAAGAAGATAGATTTGATTCCATAGCTTACAGATATTATGGAGACTCAAATTTGTGGTGGATTATAGCTAAAGCTAATGAATTTAGTGATGGTAAGTTATCTCCACCATCTGGAAAAAAAATTAGAATACCAATAGTAATAGATGATATATTAGAAGCAGTTCAATTAAGTAATTCATAAAATGTTTACAAAGTTTATACCTCACAATATACAAGAGAAATTGAAAGCTAAAGAAAGAGCTTTAGGTTGGTCGGAAGTAAACTCTTCTGAACCATCAAAGCCAGCTAACTCTAACATATCTACACTTAGACCAAAAGACATAATGAGCAGAACTGTATTTTTGAGAATGTGTTCTAATAAAGTAGATAGCGTTAATAATGTTTTGATAAGTGGCGGTGAGAGAGATGAGAACGGACAAATAAGATTTGGTACAGATATGTACACATCAAGACAACTTTCAAATGATACTAGATTAAAACCAAGAGCTGGTATAAAAGATGTGAGAGTTGAATACAAAGGTGGTTACAAAGCTTTAAGAGAATGCACTGTAAATTGGATTGTAAATTCATTGGGTGATTTAGAATTTTTGACTCCATACTTTTTAACAGTTGGAAAAACAGTGGTTGTTGATTTTGGGTGGGTTAACTCAAATACTAAAAGATTTGAAAATACTCCATTTATAACTTTTAAAGATGGTAATTATGTAGTAGACCAATCTATATTTAGAAATCCACAATTAAAAATTTTAGAATCTAAAGGAGACTACGATGCTATTGGCGGTGTTGTGAAAAACTTTTCATACAATCTTAGGAATGATGGTGGATTTGATTGTACAACTGTTATATCATCTTTAGGTGTCAATCTATTTAACATTCCAATAGACAAAGGTCATAATTTAGCTGAATCGGTTGTTGTCAAAGGGGAAACTGGTAAACCAAATTCAGATAGTGTATTTGTTCCTCCTGAAAATTTAATTAATACTATTATAAATTTAAGAGATATATTGTATCACAATGTTTTCTTCGCAGGTACAGGAGGAAGTTATATTTCAGATGGTGTATTGAATGAAACCGATGTAAAAGGAATGGGTCTTGGTTACACAGCGACTTTTAGTGGTGGTGGAGTTAATACAGCTGCTGATTTTGGTTTGAGTAGAAAAACATTAGAGTATTATTCATTTTTAGGTAAAGATGGTTTTCGTTTAGCTGAATCTAAAATAAAAGGTAAAGTTCAAAATGTCGCTAATATTTTTCCAAATGGAAAAAACGGCTTACCAAACTCAGTTGAAAGAGAACTATACAAATCAAATCAAGCATTCGGTAATATCGGTGTCTTTTTAGATAGTAAGGATTATCCAAATGTAATGGTACAATTACACAGAACTGCACCAAAATTAGAATTTTTTGTTACAATGGGATGGTTTGAAGACAACATATTAAGTAGGTACACTTCTTACATAGGTGGTGATGACAGAGAAGTAAAGATGACTTTTAGAAGTATTGAGACTGTATTACATACAAAAGAGTCAAACGACAAAAAAGTAGGAGAACCAGTAGAAAAATCAGAATATGAATCATTTGTAAATGCTTTAGGTAGTGTTGATTTTAAAGTTTTAAAAACAAGAATACTTAAGCAATTTGGAATAGTTTTAGATTCTATAGTATCGACTGAAAATTTATCGGATACATTGAAAAGGCCGTCTTTAATTAGAAATCCCCCTCTTCTCAAATCACATAATCCAGATAGATTTTTTATAAAAGAGACACTTCCTACTCTCGAACAAATGAATTACGAAAAAGAACCATATAAGACTAGAGATAGTAGCCGTCAAGCTGGAAAAAAGATATATCCTGAAAAGTATAAAGAAGCTAAAACTAGAAGTCTTATGTATGAAGCAATAAGAACAAGTAATGTCAGAGAATTTGATCAAGGTGACAATAGGGGAGCTTTAAGAAATATATGGATTAATGTTAAAGAAATTCAGAAAGCTTTTGGTATTAGTAAACCTGAAGCTCAATTTCAAGATGAGGGTAATGTTAGACCACCAGGAAAATTAGAGAATGGGGTAAAAAATCTTCTTAGTCAAATGAATCAAACATTTGGAAGTCCTTGGAATTTTGAGATAACAGCTGATATGCACGACACTACTAATGTTAAAGTAGTAGATAAAAAAACTTCAAATGTTACTAATCCTACTTACACTCAACACGAAGAAAATTCACACAAAGTTAGTGATTTAGGTATTTACAGATTTCCATCTTTTAGAATAGGCAGTATTGTTAAAAATCAAACTTTAGAGTTTAAGATTCCAGATGCTATGGCTGTCACTGCTATGTACGCAAATAATAAAACCAAAGGAACTAGCTCCAGTCCACAATTAAATAGTTCAAACATATCAAAATTATTTAGGAGTGATGATGATGTTTCTTTTGAGGATAAGTATTTGAGAGATGTTGAGAAGGCGTACCAAAGTTTATACACAGAAAAAGGACAGAAAATATCAGCTCCATCATTACCTCTAGCAGCTACTATTGGAAGTGAGAATGCCAGCTTTCTGTCTAAAATACTAAAGACAAAATCAAGTAGTGGCGTTTCATCTTTAGGATTCAACCCTAACATAACACAATGGTGGAGAAGATGGGTTTCTGGAAATAGGGAACAAGCTACAGTTGTAGATAAAGATGGTAAACCAGTAGAAAAAAAAGAAGAACCAACTGAAATTGTTATAGTAAAGTACGATGAAGATACAAAGAAAGAAACACTTGTTTGGGTTACTGAAAAAGAAGCAGGTAGTGGAAAATTTTTAGCTAGTGATAGAAAAAAAGGAAAAAATGGATTTTATGAAGTTGATTCAGAGAATGGAGAGATAACATTACTTCCAGCTGCAAAACATAGTATCAGATCACACTTACATAATTCTACTGCAAGAAAAGGATTTGCTACTGATGATTTAATACCAGCTACTTTAGGACTAACAATAGATGGTACAGGTGGACTTCTTCCTGGTGATATAGTTCAAACAGATTACATTCAACCAAAGTACAATGCTTCTATAAATTTTGAGGGAAGGAGTTTAGGTCCTCAAGTTTACTTTCAAGTTACGAATGTTACTCAAGAAATAGCAGCTGATAAATGGGATACTGTTTTAATTTCTTTAATGAGATACAATTCTATTCCTGATGAACTTGTATTTAGTTTAGATAAAGAATCACCATCACCTGCAGATACTTTAGCACCAACTCCTGAAGTAGACACAACTCCAATTGAAGAACCAGGTGTACTTGGTCCCGACTCTGCTTACAGCGGATTTCAGTTAGACAATGAATTTACTTTGCCACCATTAGAAACTTGGAAACCTAAACCAGACTTAGAAGATATTCCTGCAGGAAAACCACCTAAAGATGAACTTCCTGTAGAAGAACCAAAACAAGAAGAAGAGGAAGTTGAAGTAGACACATCAACACTTTACGAATCACAGAAGACTGGTGACGCTGAACCAAATCTTCCACCAGATCCTCTTCCTAAAGTATTAGAGGAACAAAAGACAGATCCTCCACCACCCGTAGAAATAATAAAAGTTACCAAAACTAGTCCAGGACAACCAGCTCTAGTTGTGAAAAAAGAGGTTGGTGTTGTTGAACCACCAGAAACAGGTAATCAAGAAGTTGAGTTTAAGGATGCTGGACAGGTAACAGAAGCTACGATACCACCACCAAAACCAAAACCAAAACCTAAACCAACAACAAAACCAAAGCCAAAGCCACCAAAAAGGCAAGGACAGAGAATTAAATCAACACCTAATTTAGTTATGTTGGAACAATTAAATAAAAAGAGAAAAGAACAAACCAAACCTAAACCTACATTCTCTACATACAGAGGTACTTCAGCACAAAACACTATACTCTATCAGATAATACCGAATTGGAGAACTAAGCTTGCTAGTACAAATAAACAAAGAGAAGATGGTGATTACAAACAAAAAGTTATATACGGATGGGGTACTGATACTATACCTGAAGGTAAAGTACCATTTAAGGTTAGAAAAGCTTTTTGGGATTCTAACATAGAACCTAGAAATACTTCTAAAATATCTAATCCTGATGTGGTAAATAGAGCTAGAGATTTTTTAGTTTCAACAGGAAAATACTTTAGTTCTGTGTATTTAAAACAATATGATTTAAGAGATTATAAATAGGAGATTGTAATGGCTATTTCAGCTGAAAGTTTATCTAATATGACAACTCAAGAAGCACAACAAACTGCGCAAGCAGAAATACAAACTAGTAACACACCTAATGAGTACAATCTTTTACTGAAAAAATTAAATGATTCTAGAAAGGTTAGTAAAGGTGCTTATGTTTCTAATCCTATAATTGATGGAATAGTAAGAGAAACAGAGAGAGTAGAGAGAGGTTTTAGAACTGAAAAGAATCAATTTAGAAATAGAAAAAGAATCTTTATAAAAGAGGGAACGCCATATCACATACACTACACAAAAGATTTGAGTGTACATTATATGACAAACACACAACACGATGCTTTTAGTGAACTTATTTTTCCAGTAGATAATCAAGAAAACTTAATAGAGTATTACAATACTCTAAATATACAAGAACCAATAGTATTGAAATCTGAAAAGAAACTACCTACTGATAAAGATTACGAAGCAGGTTTTTTTGTAAGATATTTTGCTAGAAAAGCTAATGAACAAAAAGTTTTACCATTTGAGATAGCATCAGAAATGGTTGGAACATCTCCATTGTATGAATATACATCTCTTAGATGGTACATATCAGGTATTTTAGAACAAGTTCAGTTTGCTAATAATAGGTCTATAGAATTAGCTACCGATGAATGGCCAAATATCAGAGGTTTGTTTAACAGTCCACTTCAATACTTTAGGGCTGTTGAAGTTTTGTCACCAAAAGAGGAAGTTGAAAAAAGGTTAAGTTCTTACATTCCACAAGAACAAACACAACAACAAACACAAACTCAAACGCAAACACAGACTCAAACACAGACTCAAACACAACAACAAAGTGCACCAACAGGTCCTCCACCAGGAGTAATGACTGGCGGAGCAGGTGGCGCTAGTGGATATTAATTTACATTTTGAGATTAGTCTCTAATATTTATATACAAATAAGGGTTATATATGAAAAGTAAAGTTTTAGATAAAGGCTTTATTGAGGTTGTCGATTCGTTAGGTAACGATTTGACTGTCGTCAATTCTGCTAGAGTATCATTCGGAAAAAGAAAAACAAAATTTGATAAATCAGACGAAAGATTAGTTCGTTATTTAGCAAAATATAAACACTATTCTCCATTCAGACATTTACAAGTTCAGTTCCATATAAAAGCTCCTGAGTTTGTTATGAGACAATGGTATAAACACGTGGTTGGAATAGAGACAACATCTAACTCTTCTACTAAAGATCACGCTTGGAATGAGATTAGTGGTAGGTATGTTGTAGTTGAAGACTTTTATACACCAGAAGTTTTTAGACAACAATCAGAAGATAACAAACAAGCAACAGAGGGAGCAGTTGAGAATCAGAGTTCTGCAAAACATCATTGGGATATGGCTGTGTTTCACGCAAAAGAACAATACAAATATCTATTACAGATGGGAGTTGGTAAAGAACAAGCAAGAGCAATACTTCCATTGAATCAATATACCGAAGTATATTGGACAGCATCGTTTCAAGCAATTATGAACTTCATAGAATTAAGAAATGAAAAGACATCTCAATGGGAGATACAAGAATATGCTAAGGTACTGTTAGAACAGATGAAAGAAGTGTATCCTAAAACAACAGAACTATGGAGTGAAGCGCACAATTGGTAGTAGTTGAAACAGATAAAGAGTTTGAATCATTCGCTAAATCCTTTTCAGAGTTTGATTCTATAGTTATTCCAATAGAATGTGATTTCAATAAGCATCCCAAAGATACAAACCTTTGTTTACTTTTTGTAAAGACTATATCGGAAAACAGTAAAGAGTTTATTCTACCATTTAGGCATGCGGATGCTTTAAATCTAAGTTCTCTTAAATTAGAAAATATTTGGACTTCTAAAACAGTATTTACATATGATAAGAAAAAGTTATTATCATTCTTTGATTGGAAAAATGTATCTGATGTTAATATGAGATACTATTTAGAACAAAATGATACTATAGATTTAGAAGGAGTAACAACAAATTCTCACGAGTTTTTTGCCAGACAATACTACAAAAAGTCAAATATAAACTGTGTGATACCACTTATGAAACATTTAGAGTGGTGTAGAAAAATGGTTGAAAAAATAAAACTATCTATATTTGCTGGTCGTAAAGAAAATGATTCTGTGTTCAAAATATATAACGAAGATGTTTTGGAGTCACTACAAACTATAGAGAGTAATGGGCTACAGACAACCAATGGTATGGTATATTCAGAATACAATCCTTACACAGCTACAGGCCGCCCATCAAATAGATTCGGTGGTTTGAACTTTGCTGCTCTTAACAAAAAGGATGGCAGTAGAAAGCAATTCATTAGTAGGTTTGGTGAAAAGGGAATGTTAGTAGAGATGGACTATGACGCTTATCATCTTCGTCTAATTGGGGATGTGGTTGACTACAAATTTCCAAAAGGTTCTGTTCACAAACATATGGCTAAACTGTATAATACAAGTTATGATGAAGCTAAAGGACTTTCATTTCAGTATTTGTATGGACACATACCCGATGAAGTAATAAAAACCAATCCATTTTTTGCTAAAGTTCAAGTATATATTGATGATGTTTGGAAGCGATATAAATCCAATAATTTCATAGAATCTGATATTTATAGTAAGAGAATATATAGGAAGAATCTGTCTGATATGAACAAAAATAAGGTATTTAACTATCTTATTCAGTTAATGGAAACAGAAAATAATATGAAAATGTTAAGCAAACTTTTACCTAAAATTCAGAATTTTAATAGTAAATTAGTATTGTATAACTATGATTCATTTTTATTTGACTTTCATATAGACGATGGATTGAAATTTGTAAAAATGGTAAAGAAAGTAATAGAACAAAATAAAAAGTATCCTGTTAAAGTATCAAAAGGATCTGATTATCATACAATGAGGGATATTACGGAGAAGTTTGAATGATTACAGACTTAAATAAAATATTAGTAGAGTGGGCTTACAGAACATCAGACGGGAAACCAGATGTTAGTAGTAAATCTAAATTACTGAAGTTAGAATCTGTATTAGTAGATTTTGGATGGGCTTCAGAAGCCAGAGCTGAGTTTCTAAATAACATTGTAAATGAAGATGATATTGTTAAAAACAAAAAGAGTGGAAATACATATGTTGTTCAGAAACATAATCCAGACAAACAAGACTTAGTTACAAAAAATGCTTCTGATGACGAAATAGAGAAAGTAAAATCAGGAGAAGATGAAGAAGAAAAAGAAGATACATTTTCTCCGGTGCCGGAAAAAATGATAAAAAGTAGAATGGTAAATGTAAATGGACAATTAGAAAATGCACCTGATAATCCACCACATCTAACTAAAGAAATAAAGAAAAATCTTTCTACCACAATAGAAAAAATGTTTAGAGGTGAGGATTTAACTTCTGAAGAGCTAGAGTTAGCACAAAATTATTTAAAATTCATAAGTACAGAAAGTGGTAGAACTGAAATATACTTGGCTATCAACGAACCAAAAGTGTGGTATCCTTCTAGAAATAAAGTTAGTTTATTTCCACCACCTGGACAAACAAAAACTAGCGTAAAAACACCAGCCTTTCAAAATTGGGTGAATAATTTGGAAACAAAATATGATGTTTTCGTTGGAGGATCTTCTGAGGGCGCTGTCGGTAAAAAAGTTTTAGTTCCTAACAAGTTAACAGATAAAAGAAAAACTGCTAAGATAGAAAAGCAAAGTGATGGTTCAATTAAATTTAATGGTAAACCTATGAAAAAAATAAAACAACCTGATAACGATGTTCTACTGAAGGCCGTAAGGAAAAATAATCCTAATATGACTGAAGAAGAAGTACAGAAAAGAGCTAGCGTCATTAGCAGACAAATAGCTAGATATAATGATCAAATAGATGATTTAGCAAACTCTGAAGATTTTGAATATGTTGATTATGGACCTGTGCAATCACCTGAAGATAGAAGAGAAACTGCATTAAATATAATTAATGTTACAGAAGAAAGGTTTGGATACTTACTGTCAAAAGCAGGTGCTGAAAATAAACCTGAAAATAAAAAGGTATTTGACACTTTACAAAAACTGAAGAAAATAAAAGATCCCGAAGGTAATGAAAAAGATAGGGAAGAATATAATGAACTACTGAATCAACTTTTAGTCGATATGGCTAGTAGTGTTGATTTTAAAGATTCCGTAGCAGATTTTGCAGAAGTAAAGGTTATGTTGGAAAAATTAAGTCAAGGAAATTCAGTATATGCGCCATCAAGCGAAACATTTAAAATATCAGATATTATAATTGTTAATGCAATAGATACATCTGATTTAGGATTAGATGATGCCGATGAGTTAAGCGAAAGTTTGAAGTATCTAAATGTAGCTTTAGAATTTGTCGGCGGTGAAAGTGTTAAATACAAAGGTGGTGGTGCAGGAATGAGCGATGATAAAGTAAGACTTACTGTTTACAAAGGTAAGGAAACAAGAAGAAGGTTAAATTCTCTACTTGATGGTTACTATACACTTTATCCAGAGGATAGAGATCCTCCAGATTACCCACCTTCGGATGAAAAAAATAAAGAAAGAAGAGATGAATACGATGACACTAAAAATTGGGCTCTAGAAAATAATATAATATCAGAAGAAGAAGCACAAAATATTGAATCTTATGCTGAGAGTAGAGGTGAGACTCTCTATAAAAAGTTTTTAGCTAAAGGTGCTGGTAATTGTATGGATGATAAAGAAAAAGAAAGATATAAAGAATCTATTAAACAGTATTTACGAGAGATGAAAATGATGCAAGCAGTGAATAACAATGATTTAGAGTATACCAAGTTCGGAAACAGTAATCAAAAAATAGGATTGAAAGATGGTAAACCTGGAAAAGCATATTCAGAAGAAATCGATGGTATTAAGAAGCCTTGTTATATGAACTTTAAAGATGATCCAGGTTATGGTTTCTCTAAAACAAAGAAAGGATGTGTAACAGCTACTCCTACTAACAGAAATCCATCTGAAATTAAAGCGAAGAAGCCAGAAATTAAAGGTTAATATGAAAACTCAACTGCTTTGCACATTCACTCAAGTTGATAAACTTGACGATATATTAGAATTAATAGAGCTATGTAATGATATTCTGTATGAGAAGATATATGTATTTCAGAATCTAAAAGAAAGAAATCAATTGATATGTACTTACAATGTAGAATACGATGAAGAAAATCATCCCGAAGACATTCCAAACACCATATCATTACATAGAAAGAAACAGAGTAACACATTGTATACAATCAACGCATTAAACGAAGTTATAAGAAGTTTGAATAATGGCGTGTTGGATAAGAGATTTCCTATACCGTGGGGAGATTATCAGAATAGCTTGTTGTTAACAAATGAAAATGGATTAAACAAAATACCTACTAAAATATATAAGATTGTTGATACAAAAAAATAAAATAAAATTGTATTTGGCAAAAGTGTCAGATACTTATTATCAAATGGTTACTATGGTAACTAACAAATGCAAATTAACTAATAAGGAGAATAAAAAATGGATATTAATTCTATTCGTAAGCGTCTTAATCAGCTTCAAACAACAAACAATAGGACTTCAAACCTATGGAAACCTCAACCAGGAAAACAAATCATAAGAGTATTGCCTTACAAACACAATAAGGATAATCCTTTTATTGAATTGTTCTTTCATTTTGGTTTGAATAACAAAACCTATTTGTCACCAATCACTTTTGGTCGTCCAGACCCAATTGAAGAGTTTGCTCAAAAACTTAAAACAAGTGGTAACAGAGAAGAGTATCAGATGGCTCGTAAGTTAGAGTCAAAGATGAGAACTTTTGCTCCTATCATTGTTAGAGGTGAAGAAACTCAAGGTGTTCGTTTTTGGGGTTTTGGTAAGACTGTTTATCAGGAATTACTTTCTGTAATTGCAGATCCAGACTATGGTGATATCACAGATGCTGTCAATGGTCGTGATGTTTCTGTAGAGTTCAAAACAGCTGAAGAGACAGGAAAATCTTTTCCATCTACTTCAATTCGTGTAAAGCCAAACCAAACTCCTATCACAGAAGATAAAGCTCAATTAGAGGCTTTGTTAGAAAATCAGAAAGATATTACTGAACTATATCAGGAACTATCTTATGAGGAACTAACAGATGTTCTTAATGAGTGGTTGAATCCAAGTTCTGATGATAGTAGTGATGAAGAAACTGAAAAGCCAGTTTCGGCAGTTGTTGCTGATTCGGCTAAAGTTGAAGATGCCAGCGCTGCTTTCGATGAGTTGTTCAATAAGTAAATAAAGTTAGTGGGGGCTTTTGCCCCCACTTTTAATTAGGAGAAATATATGTCAGTTAAAGATGATTTAGCTGGGGTTCTAGCCGACTCTCTAAATAAGAAATTCAAAGATTACAAAGTTGCTTACTTCTTAGATGGTACAGACAGTACACCCACAGATGTTAAGGAATTTGTTTCAACAGGTTCAACTATGTTGGATTTGGCTATTTCTAATCGCCCTAATGGTGGTATTGCAGTTGGTAGAATCACAGAACTCAATGGTTTAGAAAGTAGTGGTAAATCTCTAATCGGTGCTCATCTACTAGCAGAGACTCAGAAAAAAGGTGGTGTCGCAGTTTATATAGATACTGAAACTGCTGTTAGTGAAGATTTCTTAGGTGTCATAGGTGTAGATATAAATAAGATGTTATACTTACACTTAGAAACAGTAGAAGATATATTCGAAGCTATCGAAGAGATTGTTACTAAAGTTCGTGAATCAGATAAAGATAGGTTAGTAACTATCTTAGTAGATTCATTGGCAGCTGCCACAACTAAAGTTGAGTTAAACGCAGACTACGACAAAGATGGTTGGGCTACTTCAAAGGCTATTGTGATTAGTAAAGCTATGAGAAAGATTACTCAGATGATTGGAAGACAGAGAATCGGATTAGTTTTTACAAATCAACTCAGACAAAAGCTCGGTGTAATGTTTGGAGACCCGTGGACTACATCAGGTGGTAAAGCTCTTCCATTTCACGCATCGACTCGTATTCGTCTAAAGAATAAAGGACAGATAAAAGATTCTAAAAAGAATGTTATTGGTATGACTATTCTGGCACAAGTAATTAAGAATCGTTTGGGTCCTCCACTTAGAAAAGCAGAGTTTCCACTCTACTTTGAAAGTGGTATAGATGATGAGGGTAGTTGGCTACAAGTTCTCAAAGAGCACAATATTGCCAAAGTTGGTGGTGCTTGGTATACTATGAAAGACCATAATGGTGAAGAGATTAAGTTTCAATCTAAAGATTGGTCTGAAAAGTTAGAGGATGAAGAGTTTAAACAACATTGTTACGAACTAATATGTGATAAAGTAATACTTAAATATTCAAAAGCTGAATTAGGTATTGATGATGTTGAGATGACAAATGAGGTGGTCGGTGAGTAATGGTAAGTATTTATCAATACTTCAGGAAATAAAGAAAAAAGGTGGTGAGTTAGATTCAGAAGAACCTAACGACAAAGTATTGATTATAGATGGCTTGAATACATTCATAAGATGTTTCAGCGCTATACCAACTCTCAATGATGACGGAGCTCATGTTGGGGGAATAGTTGGTTTTCTTAGGTCAATCGGATACGCTATTAAGACTATCAGACCTACCCGAACCATTATCGTATTTGATGGTAAAGGTGGGTCTAACCGCCGAAAGAAAGTATTTCCTCAGTACAAAGCTGGTAGAAATATGTCTGAAAGATTAAATCGTTCATATGATTTTAATACTAAAGAAGATGAACATCAATCTATGATTATGCAATTGACGAGAGTTATTGACTATTTGGATTATCTTCCAATAACAACAATAACAATAGAGAACATAGAAGCTGATGATACGATGGCTTATATCACTAAACAGATTCTAAAGACATCTAATATAGTTTTGATGTCTACAGATAAAGACTTTCTTCAGTTGGTAAATCACAGAGTATCTGTTTGGTCTCCTACAAAAAAGAAGATGTACGATCCTCCAAAGGTATTAGAGGACTATGGTATTCCATCTCACAACTTCGCTGTCTACAGAGCAATCGATGGAGATAAGTCTGATAACATAGATGGAGTTCGTGGATGGGGATTGAAAACTATTCAAAAAAAATTACCACTTTTGCTCGAAGACAATATACTTAATATAGAGGATATTGTTAAAGAAGATGAAAAACTTAAAGATAGTGAAGAGTTATTGAAAAGAAATTATATGTTGATGCAATTAGATGAAGTAGACATCAGCGCTTCTGCTAAAACTAAAATCTTAGATAAGGTTAGAGAACCAATCAGTAGACTAAATAAAATACAATTTCAAAAGAGATTCATAGAGGATAGATTATTTGCTACATTACCTAATATGGACAGTTGGTTAGTTCAATGTTTTGCCAGACTAAATCAAATGGCTGAGAAGACTTATGGGAAGAAATCGTAAATATAATTCTGAAGAAGAAAGAAAAGAGGCTCAACGAAGATGGTCTATGGAATACTATCATAGAAATAGAGAAAAGTTACAAAAGAAAGCTAAAGAGCGATATCGTAAAAAGAAACAAATGGAATTGAAAGAAAAACAATTAAAGGAACTTTATGGCGAGTGAAAATTTTAATCAGTTTGGCCCCACATTTCAAGCCAAAATAATATCTTCGCTTTTATCAGATAATAAATTCATACAAACTATTAGTGACATATTAGAACCAAAATATTTTGATTCAGATGCTAATAAGTGGTTGTCTAAAGAAATCAGTAAATACTTTATGGAGTTTAGAAAAGCTCCTACATTAGAAGTTCTAAAGATAAAAATAAATCAAATGGATGATGATATTCTAAAAGTGTCTGTTATAGAAAATCTAAAAGATGCTTGGAGAAACATAGAAGCTACTGATTTAGATTTTATAAAAAAGGAGGCTTTAGACTTTTGTAAGAATCAAGTTCTAAAAGGTGCTATAGTAGATGCTGTGGATTTGTTAGAACAAAAAAAGTATGATGAAATAAAAGAAATAATTGATGCTGCTATGAAGGCTGGTAGTGAAAGAGATTTAGGTCACGATTACATTATATCTTTAGAAGATAGACTTACTGAATCTGTAAGAGCCACTTTGCCTACTCCGTGGGATGCTGTTACAAATGTTATGGATGGTGGATTAGCTGGTGGTGAGTTGGGTGTGTTAGTTGCACCTGCTGGTATTGGTAAGACTTGGTGTTTACAATCATTGGGTGCTCATTTAGTAAAAGAGGGTAAGACTGTAGTTCATTATACTTTAGAACTTAACGCTAACTATGTTGGTTTGAGATATGATACAGTATTTAGTGGAACACCAACTGCTAATATAAAGTTCTATCAAGAAGATGTTCAAAAGGTTATAGATGGATTGACAGGTAAGTTGATTATAAAATATTACCCTACTCGTTCAGCTACAGTAAATACTATAGCAGCTCACCTAAAACAAATGGAGATACAGGAAATAAAACCTGATGCTGTCATAGTTGATTACGCTGACATACTAAAACCAATAACTCTTTACAAAGAAAAAAGATTTTCTACTGGTGAAACTTATGAACATTTGAGAGGACTTGCTGGTGAGTTTGATATTCCTATATGGACAGCTTCTCAGGCTAATCGTAGTTCATTAGAAGAAGATGTTATTGATGCTAGTAAAGTAGCTGAAGATTATAGTAAGGTGATGACTGCTGACTTTGTTATGTCAGTAAGTCGTAAGGTGGAAGATAAGATTGCTAACACTGGTAGAGTGCATGTAATCAAAAATAGATTCGGTGTAGATGGAATTACTTTTCCTGCGGAAATAAATACAAATACTGGTAAGATTGATGTTTATGAGGCATCTACTGTCGGTGGTAAGCAGACGCAGGGAAAGATGGATAACTCAGAGGAATATTTAAGGCAGACATTATCTAAAAAATATAATGACTTAAAGCCAAAAACTGAGGGATTTGAGTAATAAGAATGAGTATATATTATATTTAATATTGTGTACAAAAAATGATAAGGAGTTACGATGGACAGATTTGAATTGTCAGAGAATTTTATAAATAAGTTTCGAAGAAAAAAACCGCCGTTTGGTTTTAATGGATTAGGTGAGTTGGTTTATATGAGAACTTATTCAAGAATTAAAGAAGATGGAAAAAATGAAAGATGGTGGGAGACAGTACAACGGGTTGTAGAAGGTACATACAACATGCAAAAGAATTGGATTGAGTCACATCAATTAGGGTGGAACGCGTGGCAGGCTCAGAAGAGTGCTCAAGATATGTATGAGCGTATTTTTACGATGAAGTTTTTACCACCTGGTAGAGGACTTTGGGCTATGGGAACTGCAATCACAGAAAAGAAAGGTTTATACGCTGCCCTAAACAATTGTGCTTTCGTATCTACGAAAACACTAAAAGAAGATTATTCTAAACCTTTTTGTTTCCTTATGGATGCTAGTATGTTAGGTGTCGGTGTAGGATTTGATACAAAAGGTGCTGGTGAAATAGAAATCAAAGGTATACAGAAGAAAAGAGAAGAACAATTGTTTGAAATACCAGATACTCGTGAGGGTTGGGTAGAATCTCTAAAGTTATTATTGGAAAGTTACTTTCACGGACAAGCACCAGTGAAGTTTGACTACTCAAAGATAAGGCCTGCTGGCGAACCAATAAGTGGGTTTGGTGGAGTTAGTAGTGGTGCTGAACCTCTTATGGAAGTGCATGAAGATATCAGAAAGGTATTAGAAAAGAATAGTGGAGAACCAATCACAATCACAACAATCGTAGATATAATGAATCTAATTGGTAAGTGTGTTGTTGCAGGTAATGTTAGAAGAACTGCTGAGATTGTATTTGGAGATCCTCATTCAGAAGAGTATTTAGACTTAAAGAATTATAAAGTAAACCCACATAGGGAAACATATGGATGGACTAGTAATAATAGTATATTCGCAGAATTGGGTATGGATTATGATGAGGCTGCAAAACGAATTGTGGATAATGGTGAGCCTGGATTTGCGTGGTTAGATAATATGAGAAAGTATTCTCGTATGAAGAATGGTGGAGACAACAAAGACCACAGAGTTATGGGTGGTAATCCTTGTTTAGAACAATCATTGGAATCATACGAGTTGTGTTGTTTAGTAGAGACATTTCCCGACAACCACGATGACTTTGAAGATTATGCGAGAACACTAAAGTATGCTTATCTGTATGCTAAAACAGTTACATTAGGAAGGACTCATTGGAGTGATACCAATAGGGTTATGTTAAGAAACAGAAGAATAGGTTGCTCTGTAAGTGGTGTTGCTCAGTTCATTACACATAGAGGAATCAATGAACTAAAGGAGTGGTTAAATGATGGATATGATGTCATTCAGAAATGGGATGATATGTACTCTGATTGGTTTGCTGTACCAAACTCAATCAAGACTACTTCGGTTAAACCAAGTGGTACAGTTTCATTATTGGCTGGTGCTACTCCAGGTTTACATTATCCCGAAAGTAGATTTTATATTAGAAGAATTAGGTTGTCCAAACATTCAGAATTATTAGAACCTTTGAAAAAAGCAGGTTACAAAATAGAACCAGCATTTGGTTCTGAAGATACTACAAGTGTTGTAGAAATTCCTGTAGATGTCGGTGAGGGGATTAGAACAGCGGCTGAACTTTCGATTTGGGAACAATTCGGTTTAGCCGCTTTCTTACAAAGACATTGGGCAGACAATCAGGTAAGTTGTACGGTTACATTCAATCCTGAAACAGAAGCAAATCAAATTGCTCCGTGTTTAAATTACTATCAATATCATTTGAAAGGTATTAGTTTATTACCAAGACACGATTATGGTGCTTATCAACAAATGCCATATGAGGCTATTGATGAGAAAGAATATAATAAACAAACAAAAAAATTAGGTAAGCTATCTTTTGGTGTGATAAAGAACGAAGAGGCGGAAGTCGATAAGTTCTGTAACAACGATAGTTGTGAAATCGTACCATTGACTGGTGACAATGATGACCAGGAGTATGCTAACTAATGAAATGCGGACAGGCAGACGACACACCTGTAATTAAAAATGTGTCTATTCACAAACAAACACAAGGAGACAGATTATGAAATATCGTAATCTTATCGTCACTCTAATGATGTCAGTTGGTATTGTTTTCGGACAAGCCGTTACTGGTTTCGTTGGAACTGGCGAAGAACCACTTGTTGGAGCAAATGTAGTTGTAGAAGGTACTGAACTCGGTGGCGTAACAGACGCTGAGGGTAAATTCGTCATTGAGACGGGTACTGGTACTTTCGATATTACTGCTTCATACATCGGTTACATATCCCAAACTAAATCAGTTGAAGTTGGGGATATAGTTGGGAGTATTAGTTTCGATTTAGAAACTGATGTTGTTGCTCTCACAGCACTTGAAGTTCTTGCTTCTCGTGCCGATGAAACAACACCTGTTGCCTATACTACTGTGGATAAGAAAGAGATGGAAATTAGACTTGGTTCACAAGACATTCCAATGATTCTTAATACTACACCATCGGTATATGCTACACAACAAGGTGGTGGTGCGGGCGATGCTCGTATCAATGTTCGTGGATTCAACCAACGAAATGTTGCTGTGATGATTAATGGTGTTCCCCAAAATGATATGGAGAACGGATGGGTTTATTGGTCTAATTGGGATGGGGTAGGTGATGCTACTTCTTCCATTCAGATGCAAAGAGGTCTATCAGCCGTAAATCTAGCAACACCATCTATTGGTGGAACTATGAACATTATCACCGACCCTGCTGCTCACGAAAAAGGTGGGAAGTTTAAACAAGAAGTCGGTGAAGGTGGATTTCTAAAAACCACCTTGAACTATAACTCAGGTCTAATTAATGATAAGTTGGCAATAAGTGGAACGATTGTTCGTAAAACTGGTGATGGTTTTATTGACGGAACGTGGACAGATGCTTGGGCTTATTATTTAGGTACATCTTACGCTGTATCAGACAAACAACGATTTGAGTTATACGCTATCGGTGCTCCACAAAGGCACGGACAGAACCTATACAAACAGAACATAGCAACCTACTCTCAAGAGTTAGCTGGAGATATCGATGGATACAATGATTCAGCTTATGTTGAAGGAGAGAAGTTTGAGTATGAGGCTGGTAGGTTCTTCAACCAAAATTGGGCTCCAGTATCTTCTGATTACAAAGGACAACAATATTGGTATATGTATGGCGCTAGAACAACAGACAGAAAGAATGCTGGTATGTTGAATGAAAGAGAAAACTTCTTTCATAAGCCATTGGTAAACCTAAACCATTTCTATGATATAAATGATGATATGAGATTATCTTCAGTATTATATTGGAGTGGTGGTTCAGGTGGTGGAACTGGTACATATGGTAGTGTCAGTAGAAAACCTGCTATCGAAGGAAATGCTTGGTACGCAAGTTCACCTTGGATGTGGGATTGGGATGCTGAGATTGCTCAGAACTCATCTAATGTAGATTCTGCTTTCTCTGATTCTGAAAATCGTTCTACTGGTATCCTAAGAAACTCAATCAATAGACAGAATACATATGGTTTGATTTCAAAGTTAAACTATGATGTATCAGATGAACTTGAGGTTCAGATTGGTATCGATTGGAGAACTGCTGGTATAGAACACGCCCGTGAGGTTCGTGATTTATTAGGTGGAGACTACTATGTAGACTATGCCGATGATAACGCACCTGATGGTAAAGTAGTTCGTTTAGGTGACATCATCGCCTATCACAACGAAACCACAGTTGATTGGTTTGGTGCTTTCTTACAGGGTAATTACAATACAGAAAAGATAAACCTTTATGGTATGGGTGGTATTTCAACCATCGGATATACTTACAAAGATTTCTTTTCAGTAGAGAAAGAACTTGTAGAAGCTGACGCTATCACAACCTTTCAGGTAAAGGGTGGAGCTAGGTATAATCTTGACGACAGACTCTCAGCATTTGCTAATATGGGGTATGTTCAAAAACCACCAATCTTAGATAATGTAATTGACTATGATGGAAATGTATCACAGAATCCAGACAATGAGAAATTCATATCTAATGAAATCGGTGGTGAATACAGAAGTGAGTTGGTTGCTATTAAAGGTAGCTACTATAACACACAGTGGAAGGATAGAAACCTTACTAAATCTGTAACATCAGGTCAAGGTGATTCAGGCGATACAGACATCATTTATCTAACTGGTGTGAATCAAAGCCATAGTGGTTTTGAGATAGAGTCTAAAGTTGCTCTACACGAAATGGTAGACTTAGATGTCGCTGTTAGTATCGGAGATTGGTATTTTGATGGAGATGCTAAAGGTGATTACACAGAGATGGAATACAATGATGATAACCAAATCATTGGACAAACATCTACTGAGTATGAGTATGCTCTTGCTAATCTAAAAGTTGGTGATATGCCACAGACATCTTATGTTGGTGGACTTACAGTAAAACCAATCGAAGGATTGAGTGTACAAGGACTTTACAGATGGTATGATAACCATTACGCTGATTGGAGTCCTGATTCTCGTGAGGTTGATGGTGATGCTGACAGAGCACAGGTATGGAAATCTCCATCCTATGGAAAGTTAGACTTACATCTATCTTATAAACTACCAGAAATCGCTGGTTTAGATATGACACTTAGTGGACATATCTTCAACGCACTTGACGATGTTTATGTTCAAGATGCGGTAGACAATAGTCAATACAATGGGTATGGTGACAAAGTTCACGCTGCTCATAACGCTGAAGTATTTCTTGGTACACCAAGAAGTTTCAACTTAGGACTATCTGTCAATTTCTAAAAGGTAAATTTGGGGGGAAAATTTCCCCCCATTTTTTCCAAAAAAAGCTTGACTTTTAGCAAAATTCTTTGTAGCTTTATATGTTGATAATGGGGATTCTATAATCTAAATGTACCAAAATTTATATTACGAAAACAAAAAACGAAGGGTTCATATTTGGGATGATGAACTTGGTTATTACACAATCCCTTACAAACCATACGCTTATGTAAAAGATAGAAACGGACAACACATTTCTTTGTATGGAGACAAACTAAAAAAGGTTACTCAATTCAATCCAAACACACCTAACCTATTTGAATCAGATGTTCCAGTAGAGACTCGTGTGTTGGTTGATAAGTATGCTGAGTCTGAAGAGTTGTCAAATAATCATAGACTAATGAACATCGATATTGAGGTTGAGGTTACAGATGGCTTCCCAGACCATAAGAAAGCAACGAATAAGATAACCTCTATCGCTATATATTTATCATCCACCGATACATACTACGCTTTTGTATTAGACGAAAAGGATAAACTCAGACTAAAATCAAAAGACAATATTGTAATAGAAAGCTTTGACAATGAGTTAGAGTTATTCAAAAGATTTCTTCAGGTTTATTTAGAAGATGAACCTACAATAATTACTGGTTGGAATATCGATACATT